GTACGCTATTGTCCATTGTGGGCTTGAATGCTATGTTTTGCTATGAGTCATGGTTGCCTTTGCACGGTAATCCGTGCCCATCTGTGATTGAGCTCTCGCCCTGTGCTATCTCCTTGTTCCATTACCTCTAGTTGACACTCTGGTGGATTTTTAGCGCGGTTTAGTTCCGTGTTTTACATTTTAGTATTTGTCCATTACTAGTTCCTTCAGATTGGGACCTGTAAAGAAATCCCCACCTTTCGAAGGTGTTAAAGCTCGACGTTCGTTTACAACGTTATACTTACGCGGGCTGACGTGTTTCAGGGAGTTATACTGCCAGGCACCTCTAAAAGCCAGGACTTTCTCCACATTCACACATCATGACAAACCCTATGGCCTCAACATCTAGCACGGATGTTGCATCGGTTCTATCTAGTGCCCTACCTCATATTTCCGAAACCGAAATGAAACAACTTTCATCGATTTTCAAACAATTTGTTGAAGAGTCAACCATCCCTGATTTGAAACCCAATCCTTTTAAGGGTTCTTACACATCTGTTTTTGGTTCAACCCCTTCAAAGGTTAGAGCCCTTTCTCCCGTTGCTTTAAGGTCGTTAGGCGTTATACGCCAACATGTTTTGGACAATCTCAAACAATACGAGTTTTCCCGGAACATCGATGGGATGTACCTTACCTGGTTCATTTATGAGCTGGTTAAGGATAATTATCCCATTGCGGATTATACCGAATTGGTTGCTTTCCGCGATAGGTTCATTAAATTTCCCCGAACCTATTCTCCTACTCCGCTTAACCCCCAAGAGGAAAATCAATTGAGTGCCATTTTCGTTGGAGCTCTTTTTGATTTCCTTTTGACCCTTTCTCCCGATCGCTTGGATACCTATAAGCATTATTATACTCTTATGTCGCCTCGCCTCGCGCTGTCAGTTCGATTGCGAGCGTGTGCGTCTTGGAGTAGAATGCAAGAGGTGCTAGCTATATCAACATTTATGAGTGGTGGGTCCCTTTCTAAGAAATACGGGTTAGATAGACCCGAATTTCGTACACCCTTGTGGATGATGCACTTTGAAACTCAAATGCTATCAGGATTGTTTACGACACCGGAGATGTCTGAGACTATCCATACAGTAGCTGACCCCAAGAAATTGGGTGAGCATATAAAAAGTGCTATGGGCGAGGTTCCTTTGCTCGCCTCTTTAAATGGAATGAGCGAGACGTTGACTAACGTCTTCACTTCTATAAAGTCAGTGGTCGTGTGGTTTTGGGACCATATCAAGCTTGCAGTCATTCCAATGTACCATCTTATTCGATTTGCTTTATCTTTTGTTACTTCTAAAGTGCTTGACACTTTTTCTTCTATTCTTCGAGTGGTTGGAAGAGTTGTCGGTACCCCGGTAGATTGTGAGGACGATTTCCCCGAGTTGTCCATGCCGGATTTTAAGGAGACAGTTGGTGAGAAGATTGATGCTGGTTTTGTTACTCAGTCTGGATTTTCTGTTCCAGTTCTTGGTCTTAGGCTTAGCAAGTTCTTTGTTAGCCAGGGTATGAACTTTAACCCTTCTAAGTGGCAAGTTAAGGGCTTTGATAGAGCTCAAAAGGATACCGATTCACTATTTACGTGGTTAATTGAGACCTTCTTGTCTGTTTTCGGTAGCATTTCTCCTGAGTTTGTTACCGAAGCGTTGGTTGGTAGTTCACGCAGTGTGGAAGTTCGTGAGTGGTATTCAAATGTCGATAATGTTTTTAGACAAGATGCCACTCGTACCCTCCCTCTTGACTTTTTTAGTGTGGATCGTATACACTTGCTTTTGCTTCAAGGTAGAGGGTTCCTAGAGAAGTCTACTAATTTGTCTTTAGGGTCCTTGGTTCCTATTTTAGCTCGCAGTATTGCGCAGCTTGAATCTTTGGAGAAGGAGTACGTCTCGAGGGTTTCAACTTCTAGTTTAACTCGCCCAAGACCTGTTGTTCTTATGTTACATGGTGAAACAGGCCATGGTAAGAGTAACTTGGCTTTGTATTTGGCCAAGGTCTTGGCCGCTGATACTATTCAGAAGTCTGGTAAAGATTATGAAGAGCGTATGGCGGCTTTTAAGGCAAATGCTCGATCTGAGATTTTTGTCATGGGCGATGATAAGTATTATGATGGCTTGAGTCCAGGTCAATCTGTTGGTCTTTTCGACGATTTTGATCAGAGAAAACCACAGACTGGCGATGAAATGTCCATGGGGGCTCAGTTCGTTAGATCTAATAACGAAGCTGTTTATACTCCCCGTATGTCTGCAGTTCGTGATAAGAATAATGTCCAGTTACGATTTTGTTATTCGTTGTATTCTACAAACAGTGATCACTTTTATGATCCTGGAATGACGAGCGTTGCTGCCGCTGAACGACGCATCGATTTTAATTATGAAGTTGAACGTTTAAAGCGAGATGATCCTCTTGCCGCGTTTGACCCTAATGCGCTTGTTTTGCATGAGACTGTCAAGGCTGATGAAGCGAACGGTTCCCAGTTTAATCCTATGTCGCCTTGGAGGCGTACTGGAGATAGAACAGATTTGCCTCACTTGTTCCAGGCAATGGTTGAAAAGTATGCTCAAAATGTCAAGTTTTTTAAGTCCACTGACATTGATCCTGAAGTAGCTTTGAATACTATGCGCCCTAAACCTCAACACTTTGAAGAAGAAACGAGGTATAAACATTTGCTCGAGACTATTAGGGCAGATGTACAACAAGATGAAAATCCTTTGACAGCTTGGAAGCGTGACTATGCTGGACAAGCTGATTTCTTGTTGCGGCCTGAACACCGTGATGGTTCTTTTGCTATTGAGAAGAGTAAGATGGAAACTCAAGCTTTTTGGTTTTCTGAGAAGAAACCGGCATTGATTAGGCCTTCGATGACTCCTGAGATGCTTTATGAGTTCTTTACATTTAGACAGCTTGCGGTTCCTTACGTTAAGTTTGTTGAAGACCATCCTGATTATCCTAGTATGACTGCTAAGATAGCTTGGTCCTTTTTGAACTCCTTGAGTCCCACTGATTTTTCCCCTCCTGTTCTTACGTGGGAGGAATCATTATCTTCCTTTTCCGCTGAAGCGATGAAGAACTTGACTAATATTGGTTCTTCTTTTACTTCGTTCTTTGCTAGCTGTAAAAAGTTTGCGTTGGACAATCCGTGGGTTATGGCCGCTGCTGGCATTGTTAGCTTGATTGCTGGCGTTATTGTTGGTAAGAAGATTTATGATCACTTACCGCACGAATGGAATGCCCTATACACCGTTCATCCCGAACAATGTACTTTTGCTAGGGTTTACGGACCTAGTGGTGATGAGGTGTGTCCAATTTGTTGGTTGCCAACGTGCAACCACAAACGATCCGAGTTTAATTACTTGGGTGAGACTCAAAGTTTCGGTGCCAAAAATACGAACCAGACGCGTAAGTTTATGCGTACGTCTGGTAAGCAAAATTTGGATACTAGAATGAGGTCTCGCGCTTTGAAAGCTCATCGATCTGAAGAGCTTCTTGAGACACAGGGCATAGGTCAGGGTCATTTCTCTAAGTACCGTTTGATAAAGGATACTCAGGGAGCCACTCAGTATATTACTGAAGTGGTTAAGAAGGCGATGTTTGATTTTTCAATATCCCTTTCTGGTGGAGAGTGGGTTAAAGTCGGTTTCTGTTTTGCAGTGACTGGCAAGACTTGTCTTGCTCCTCTTCACTTCCTCACCGAAGCCCTTGGAATTATTGAGGATCGTGGTGATGATTTTCGCGAACCTGGGTCTATTCGTTTCAAGATGGTTAGTGATTCTGAGGAATATTCTTTTGGTTTGGAAGAAATTGAAAGAATGGCGTATGAGGATGATTGTGCAACTGATGCTTGGTTGTTTGATGTTCCAAAAAAAGAATATCAAGACAAGCGCGATTTGGTTGGTTTGTTTCCTACCAATGATGAAGCTGCCTCTCTTCTTTTTACAGCTTCGCGTAACGTTCAAGCCCGTTTGGTTATGAGACAGCATGATGTTAATGTGTCTCACCTTACGGGAATTCGCGAAGAAAAAGTCCTGTCCAATGGAGCGCTGGAAGTTAGGAGAAACTTGATTTCTTACCAGTGCGACAATTATAAGGGACTTTGTGGAGCCATGTTAGTTTCAGAAGGAACGCGTTTTGCTGGCAAGATTTTTGCTCAGCATATAGCTGGTTCTCAACAAACTGGTGTTAGCCTTGGGGCGATCATTACCGGAGATACCATCCGGAAGTACCAAGGTCGTGTTACCGAAAGGAGGGAACCTAGTTTCCCCGACATGGTTACTCAAGCTGCTCTCGATTTTCATGGAACAGTTCCTGCAGATTATGTTACACGTAATCTCGATGTTCCGTCCAGCGTTTTTATAAAGAATACGCTTTTACCTTGGGAAGGTGATGGTCCAGAGTATTTTAAGCGTAAGACAACGCCTGTTAACGTGAGTCCCTATAAGTTTGAAGCTAATAGGGCTAAGTTTGGTCCAGTAACTACTGGTAAGATCAAATTGCCCGTTGTCTTGAAAGACTTTATGCGTACTCATTATCTTTCCCATGCCAACCATGTTCCAAAGCGAATCTTTACTTTGGAAGAAGCTATTATGGGTTTACCTGGATCCCACTTTGATGGAATCGATGGGAAGACCTCTGCCGGGTACCCTGATACATCGTTTGGAATAAACGGTGATGACTATTGGAGCTTGGATGTTCTGGGGCGTTTTGTTCCTGGACCTAAATGGCTGACGTTGGTTGAGGATGTTCAGAATTTTATTAATGTTGCAAAAACGGGATTAACTCCAGTTGTTGCTTTTAAGGATTGTTTGAAAGGTGAGAGGCTAGCTGTTGAGAAAGTTGCAGCCGGTAAGGCTAGGCTTATCAGCATACCTCCCAAGTTCATTGTAGTACTTGTTAAAATGTACTACGGTGCCGTCATTAAGAC